CGAACGAGCCCCAGTTGAAGGAGACGAAAGACGACCCCTGCACCGGAACCGTGATCTGGCTAACACCGCCTCGCGCAGCCTTGGCGTTCGACATGAACAGGCTGAGAAGGGGATGCGACTGATAAATCTGCACGTAGACAGAAGGCAAGAAAGCTCGCCGTGTGAGGGCGGCGAGCTGTGCGCCGAGCGCACCTGAAGGGGTGATACCACTTCCGGTCAGCGCGGCTACTGGTGAGGTAGGTAGAGCCATGGGTTACGTCCTTTACTTACGCTGCGCGCCCGAGCGTGTCCCGCACATATTTGTCCGGGTCGGATACAAATTCGGTGAGCTGTGAGTCCATGTAACCCATGGGGTCACGATGAAGTTCGACAAGTGCATCGTTGCGGTTCTTGGACCCGAAAAGATCGAGGTCTTGAGGCGCCCAAGTAGGACCGGCAACCTTTGCTGGCGGAGCCTTGCTGGCGACATACGCCGCAGCGGCCTCTGCATCCGAATAGTTGCCCGTGGACTTCATGCGGTCGATCATCTGATTGAAGCCTTCTTCAGTCAGATTGTAGTCGCGCCGAGCCTTTTCGAGCTGCTCTTCGAGTTTAACCTTGACGCGCTCGTCTTCCGTGGCGCGCTTCTCATCCAGACGCTCTTCCAGAAGCTTTTCGTATTTTGCTTCCATTGCCCGGAGTTTATTCATGTGGGGTTCGATGATCGGCGACATCACGTCGTCGGTCGTCTTAATATCGTTCCACTTGGCCTTGGCGGCCTGCTGAATTTTCTGGCCGACTTCACCGTCATTCCACAGAGCGTCGATCAGCTCTTTGGAGCGATGCAGGGCAATCTGTTCCGGGGTCATGGTCATGGCTTACTTCCGACCCTTGGGAGCGGTGGAACCATTCTTACCTGTGCCGCGCGAGGCGTCTTCGCCAACGTGCTCAAGGCTCTTGATGTGATTGGTGCCGTCCGAAGGAAGACCGGACTTGCGAGCGCCAATTCCCATGATCGGAAAATCGACGTAGTGCATGATGGCGGTGTCTTCTTTGACGTCATTGACGTAAGGGGTAGGAACCTTGCCCTGTGCCATGATTTACTCCTATGCGCCCATCGGCGGTGTTGGTGGGGGTGGGGCGCCTGCGCCGCCCGGCATCATACCAGCCATGTTTGGCTGCGTTTTGGCGTTTCGCGCCAATTCCATGAGCTGCTGGATCGCGCCCATTTGGTCGCCGCCCGCAGCACCTTCTTTTTCCATGTGCTTGCCAATGTCGCTGATGGCTTTAAGAACGGATTGGTGAAGAGCCGAGCCCATTGGCAATTGGGGAAGCGCCTTTTGAAGCGCCTCAAGACCCACTTTCAAAGCCGATAAGCCTTGCTGGGCAGACCCCGCCATCGGGCCGGGCATCGTCGCCGGACCTGCGCCACCCATCGGGGGCATAGCGCCGGGAAGACCGGGACCAGCAGGTCCACCGGGACCACCGGGCATTGGCATAGGAGGTAAAGCCATATTCTACACTCTCTGGACTAGAGCAGTTTAGCGGCAGCTGCGGCGCTTAGAATGAGTAGCCATTGTAGTTCTCCGTAGAATGGTAAAAAACGGGGGCGTTGCGGCCCCCGCTTTTCAAGAGCCAGAGCTCACTTACGACCCTTGCGGCGCATCTTGCGGCCACGCTTGTCGATGGAGAGATTGTCGAAAGGAAGAGCAGTCATGTTAAACTCCTATTGCTGGGGACGTTGAGAGAGCTTACCATCCCAACAGACACAGATTACGTTGGCTACAGAAGCCGTGTCAATATATAAATGAGGAAAGCTGTGCCTTATCAAAACGATAGGATGGGATGACATGCACATACCTTCACGCGATCTCGAATCATTCGCCCGAAACTTGGCGAATATTTGTATGTCGTCTCGCCCGGCACGGCAAAATCGTGGAACCTTTTTTGAGTCTTATGCAACGTCTGGATCGGCGGACGCCTCCGCTCCAGCAATGTTCAACAAGACGTATTCGACGTTGGACGATCTCGAATCATTGCTTTTCTCGCCGGTCTCTTTACGGTTTGCTATTACCGATCCAGACCTGCCTAACATTGTCAATGAATCAAAAGGCCGAGTCGCCGCAGCGCGGATTAGGAAGATTTGTCGCCAGACTGACTCCGATAATCTAATTTCTCAAGCGGTCGGCATTGCGCTGCGCAAGGGTCTTTGCCTCACAAAATCCGGTGTCGTCAACAAAGAGTTTTCTTGCCACTTGGTGCAGCCGGAAAACTTTGGCGTGCTGCACGAGAACCACTGCAAGCTTGATCCAGATATGGAAGCATTCTCTCACCGGATGCTGATCACGCCCGCGCAGTTTCGCAATTTGATCAAGGGTCGCCCAGACGAGGCTGATCTAAAAGAACGTGCTAAGTCACACATGCAGGGCCTGACTGGCGGCCTGAGAGACGCCTCTTCGTCAGCCATGAACATTGTCACCGGCGGCCTTTACCCTTTTCAAGCGGGTGGCGCGGGGCTCCCCAATCAGAGCCGGGGCATCGTGGACTGGATGTCGCAGCCCAAAGCCAACATTGACCCGGCGGTTGAATCCTCAATGCTGGAGATGGACGAGCTGTGGGTTTGGGATGACAAGCGTGGCGACTGGGCGACGTTCCAGATCATTGGCGACAACATCTTGCTCGGCGGAAAGTATCAGATCACCAGCGCCTTCTCTTACAACACCGCCGCCAGACAGACTGATCCGACGCTCAAAGGCAACCACCCCTTCAGCTTGTTCTGCGCCAATCCGGTGCCAGAATATTTCTGGGGCGCGTCAGAAGTCACACGGCTGATCTTGCTTCAGGAAGCAATTAACTCGCGCATCACAGGCATCAACAAGATGCTGCGCAAGCAAGAAGAGCCCGCCACCAAATTCGTGGGTTCGACCGGCGTCAACCAGCAAGCCTTGTCGCGCTTCAACAAGCCGGGCGGCTACTGGACGGACTCGAACCCCAACGCCAAAATCGAACGCGACATTGTGCAAATCCCCGAAGCTCTTTGGCATTCGCTGCATGAATACGAGCGCATGTTTGATGAGATGATGGGCCTGCCGCCCATCGCCAAGGGCCAAGGCGAGCAAGGTGTCCGTTCTGGCGCCCATGCCGATACCCTGATCCGGATGTTCTCGCCGCGCTTCAAAGACCGTGCCTTGCTGATTGAGCGCGACGTGGAGAAGTTTGGCGCTTTAATGCTCGATCTCGCCCGCGCGCACATCGACCAGAAGATGATTGCTTGGGTGCCCAAAGAATCCGCCGGGTTCGAAGACAGTTCGAAAGAAGGTGAAGAAACCGTGTTGATCCCGCCCGCCAAGGGTTTGGTGGCGGTGACGTTCACTTTCGCCGATCTGCCGGACGACGTGTCGTTGACCGTGGACTCGCATTCTTCGTCGCCTGCCTTCTCGCAGGACGCCAAGGAGCTGGCCTTCAACCTTCAGCGCATCGGCGCCATGTCGCCTGCGCAGCTGGTCGATCAGGTGGATGTCAGCGACCCCGACGATCTGCGCGCCAACATCATGCGTCGCGAGATTGCTCGCGCCGAAGCAACGGCAAAAGAGCAAGAGATCAAGGCTCAAACCCACAAAAAGAAGTAAGGGTCAAACCTTACTGATTGGGGATGTTCCCACCGACAGGATAGGACGCGCCAACAGGCGCGTCCGTCACAACATTAGTACCCACCGGAACATCGCTTCCCGTCCACGGAGATTCATTCAGCGGGCCGTAGCAATCCGCCAACTGAACGCCGTTGACGCGGTGCGCCCGCTTCACGCACGGAAACGACCACATGTTTGACATGCCGCCTGCGCCGCTGGTTGTGGTAAAGGTGCGCTGCACCGCCGGCAGTGTTTCCCATGTCGGGGCTTGCGGGTAATTCTTGCGCGGCTCAAACAAACTCCAAACTTTACCTTTGGGTGAGTCACATGAGCCGTTCATCAGGTTCAGGTCCGCAATAGCCGAGCCGTGCAGAACCGGGCAAACCGAAACCCCTTCTTTGAACATTTTGCCGTTGACGACAATCGTTCGACCTGTCGGTTGGGCACTAGACGCAGCGCACAGGGCGTATTCACCATGGCAGATCGCCAGTGCCGGCTTAGCGTGCGCAGGCGTAATGAGGAGTGAGAGCAAAAGTTCCAACATATACGTTCTCCATGTTTATTTTTTACCGGTTGGTTCCGACCGCATCATCCGCAACGCCGACTGCCCGTTTCGAACCTCCGGCAATTGAATAGAGCTGGGGTTCAAAGCGGCGCTGCGGAAAGCCCCAGAAATAGCGCGACGACCTAAAAGGTCCGCCTGTTTCGCGCTAATTCCAGCGGAGCGAAGACTGCCGCCGCCGAAATAGTTATCCGCCATAGACTGCTGCTGACCGGGCAATTTTGGCGCTACAGCCTCGCCCTGCCGGATGTTGTCCTTCAGATCCGTCATCTTGTAATCTTCCATGACGATCCGCGCCGTTTCATCGACGGCCTTGACCACGGTCTTGTTGCCGATCTGCCCCGGACCTTGACCCTCTTCAACCATTCGCTGAAGGTTCGCCACCTGCTTCTTCAACGATTCCAGTTCCTGCGTGGCGAGGCAGGCCTTGCTGGGGCACGGCGGGTCTTTGATCGGCACAGCTTTATAGGTGCGGCTGTACTCATGGCCGCACAGCTCGCACTGATACCTGATCTTGTACTTGGTGGGCTCCAAGAAGCTGTCCGACTTATCCATGTCGATCCCCAACGTGAGCGTCATTTCAGTCGTCCATCTTCTTGTAGCCAATTGGCTCGAAATCAATGCGCTGGCCGCCGGAGTTATGACGCGCCCAATAGGCGTCATAAACCCACCGGCAATTGATGGCGTCGTAAGCCCGCGTTGTACGCCACGCCGCCGGGTGCGCGTCCTTGCCGGTGGATGTCAGATAGACTGGCTGGGCATCATGCGGGTAGTGGGCGCTAATTTCCGGGATGGGCTCCCAACCTCTTGGAATGATGACCGCCTCAATGATCGGGCCGTCTTCAAACAATGCGGTGTCAGCCTGCGCCTTGAACTGAACGTCTGATCTTCTCATAGCCCGTACTCCGATTGCCATGTTGGCGGTTCTATTTCATCGTCGGCTTGTTCCTGCATCGTCTTCAAGTAATTGAAAACAATGCGGTTCACTGTGGTGGCGACCGTAGGTTTTTCACCTTTTTGGGCCGACATTACGGCGTCGTAGGTCAACCCCTGCGACATCATCTCACGCTGCGTCCAATCTTTCCATGCCCTCACCGCGAAGGCCATGGCGAAGACTCGATCATCTTTGCAGTTCTCGTCTCGCGACTCCGGCGCCCCGATATGGCCGTCTTCGACTACAACCAGCGACATCTCGCTCAACAGTGACCGAGATTTAATCTCCAATTCGCGAGACACGTAACATCCGCGAATTTGGTGCATCAGCACCGACTGAGTAGACCATGTGGTCGCAAATCCAATGACGTAGCCAGCGCCCATCGAATCAGGGCGCTTGTACAGATACATCCGCGCGTGCGCAGCGGCGTCTTCCCAGCCCCGCGCCTTCACCCGATCCGCGTTGCTCTCCATCGACAGCAGCTGCCGCAGATGATCGAACTCCCCCAGCACCAGCGCACCGGGGCCGCCGACCTCTGGGTTCACCAAGCAATCCACATACGCCGACGACAGATGAAACAGCACCCATGCGGCGTGCTTGGCCTCAACATCCGCCGTGCAATACTCCGCAACCTGCACAACCTTGTCGGCAAAGCACCGCCATACCGAGATCACATGGTGGTCTTTGTGGTCATTTCGGCCATACGCGGGGTCCATTCCAATGACGTATTTGCCGCCATCGACCGGCTCTTCCCAGACCTTCAGCTCGATCTCGTCCGGAGAATCCACCCCCGGCTTCAGCTCAAACATCTTAAAATTGAAGAAATCGCCATCAACTTCGTACCGATACGCCTTGTAGCGGATGTTCTCTTCTTCAATCTTCTTGATGTCGCCTGTGATCACACGGGTCTGGAAGAACGAGTACCCTGTCTGAACAAAAGCTTGCTCCGCAGTCCACGGCTGGTTCTGGTCCAGCAGCACTTGCTCCGCCCCGGCGCTCTCCGTCTTCCATCTGATCCACGCCAATTGCTCCGCCGTCACTTTGTGACCGTAGAGCTCTTTCACCGCGTCGATCATTTCCTTCTCGTCAAAGTCCGGCGGGTGCAGACTGTGTTGCAAGAACCGAGGGTCTTTGCGAGGTATCTTGTTCGTGTCGCCAGCCCACCAACCCACAAAGAATGACCGGGCCGTCAGCGGGTCATTCAACCCATCAACGTACCGGGTCCGCCAGTGGTTGAAGCCTTTGGCTGTCGACTCATAAATGAACAGCCGGTTCGGGTTCGTTTGTGCAAACCCTTCTTCCAGCGACTTTAAACCTTCCGCCGATCCGTAAGCGGCGCACTCCGTCAGATGTCCGAAGGCGTAACCAACGCCTTCGCCCCATGACGTGCCTTTGTCTTTGGTGCCCGCGACAAGCAAGTCGAGACGTGCCCCGTTGGAGAATTGAAGCATCTGCCGGTTAGAACGAACGATCTTGAACGTGTCGCCGAAATATCCATCGGGAAACGACTCGACGTACTTCTCCAACAACATCCGGTTCGCTTCACGGTTCTTCTCCGTGTCCGTTACCAGACAACCGATAATGTTTGGATGCAACGCCATCCAGAACACGTCAATCGCCAGTGAGACAGTGGTCACGCCCAATTGGCGCGACTTCAAGCAATAGAACTTATGGATGTCTTCATCAAGCCCGGAACCAACCTCCTGAATGAAGCGGCGCTGGCTCTCCCACAATTCCATCTTTGCGCCGCGCTCGTCCTGCGCCGTGGACTCTTTCGACGAGATACGAATATCCGCGATAAAGTCCTGAAACAGTTTCAGCCACTTGGATGCTTTAATAGCCATTACAGACCATTGTTGCTGCGCCAGCTTTTCATGGCGAACTTGTCCTCGGGGGACATTTCATTGAACATCTCGTACTGCGGGGCCGGATCAACCGGCGCTGCTACAAGCTCTTCAACAGGTGCGGGCGTCATTGTCCAATTCAATTGAAACCCAAACACCCCGGCAAAGTCTTGCGCCATTTCAATCGTAGGTGTGCGCTGGCTCCACTTGATCACAACATTATCGCAACGCCTGAGAATCTCTTCCATGTCCGTCATCTGGTGTCTCCCGGTCCAGCCCCACTTCAATAAAACGCCGTGCGGCTTCGGTGTGAGACACCTGCACCGTCACGGCGTAA